CATCTCTGGGCTGATGAAGAGGGGAAGGATGTTTTAATTAGATATAAGGAACATGTTAGTGTGTTTCTTTCTTCTGAGTTTGCCTTAATCGGCAATGATTCCATGTTTGCCAAAATTGGTAAACATTTCCCTGGTGTTAAGATCACCTATTTACATGCTGTCGAGTTAGAAGTTGGTGACAAGATTCAAATTAATTGTTTTGATAATGTCGTTGATGCTCTAGCTCGAAAAGTGAAATCCGACAACAGTATCGTCCGTACAGTGGATAGGACTATTGGGTCTGAGCGAGCAGTTGCCAAATATAGTAGTATAAAAGGCAATTGCCATGCGCCAATAGTTGATGCTTTTGGTAGATGTGGTGGATTTCACAACCACGCACTTGGCACGAATGAGACGGGATTTATCCCAATCACCAAGGCCATGGTGTTAAAAGCGACGGGTTGTACGTCTTTTTAACACGCCCCCTTCCGGACTTCGAACTCTGGCAGAAGTGGTACCAGAAATACATAGAGAAGGTTGTATTCCGAAGTCCGATGGAGGGGGGAACCATAATTGGGGCCCGTTATTTAAAGTATTTTTATAAGGGTAACATAGATTGGTTGTGCGAGGTAAATCGTGTTTGTCGGATGAATAATTCACCCGTTACGAACACGTCGTTTTTGCATTTTCTCGATGAAAATGCCATACGACACCCTACAGCGTATCGTGTTGGCATAAAAAACAAGAGTGCTGGCATGATATCTTTAGCTAAGTATGATAAACCGGGAATGCCGGTTTTGGATGAGGATGTGTTTTGTCTTAGTAAGGAATGGACAATTCAGCATTTTTATCCTTATATGTGCGGTTCCCGCGTTCTTAGTCAGGCTGAGGCTATTGCCCAGGCTGATGCCAATGCGTCATCAGGATACCCTTGGAATTTGAAGTATTCGACCAAGAAGAAATTTTTTGAGTCGGACAGCTCCAGAGTGGTAGAGGATTGGTGGCGTGTAATTTCTGGCGAAGATGCGGAATTTGAGCGTATAGTGCCTATCTGGTTGAATTGCCAGAAGGTTGAGTTGCGTACGTTAGAGAAACTAGCGGAAAACTCACTACGTACATATTTAGCTTCTCCAACTGAGCACGCCGTTTGTGCAAATCGGCTGTGTTTGGACATGAATGAGAAGTTTTATGCCTCCAACAACAGGACGTGGAGTTTTGTTGGGGCGACAAAGTATTTGTCAGGTTGGGACTCTCTCTATAGGAGACTTGATAAGCACCCAAATGCTTATGAGTTGGACGAATCACAATATGATTCGTCTTTGTTTACTCGATTAATGTGGGATCTCGTTGAAATTCGTGAGAATTTCTGGCGTGTAGAAGATCGCACACCACTCAATAGAAGACGTTTGGCGCGTATCTATGAAAGCAACATTCATACTGTTGTGGCTCTAGAAACTAGTGAGTTGGTGCAGAAGCATACGGGTAATCCTAGTGGGAGTAGTAATACAATCGTGGACAATTCTTTGAATTTATTTCGGCTTTTGGCTTACGCTTGGATTTTGTTATGTAAGAAACAGGGAAAAGAACCTGTGTATAATGAGTTCATGGCGGAGGTGGAAGCCGCTTTAAATGGTGATGATAATACGTTCACTTGCAGTGATGCTGTTAATGGCTGGTTTAACGCCACCACTATTTCAGAGGTCTGGAGTAGTATTGGTGTGACGACGAAAAGCCCAGACTTTGCTGCTCGTAAGTTGAGGGATGTACGTTTTTTGTCACAGGGGTTCGCATTTGACGACAAAGTCGGCATTTGGTTCCCAGTTCCGGAAACGGAGAAAATCCTCTGTTCGTTGGCCTACAAAGCTGGTGTAGACGACGTTCGTTGGCATTTGTTACGTGCAAACGCTTTGCGTTTGGATAGTTACGGCAACAAGGAGGTGCGTGTAATTTTAACTAAGTATATAGAGTATCTATTGCTTAACTACATGGATGAGATGTTTGGTGAAATCAAACCTCCCCATGCTTGTGACGGGGAATCTAAGATTCCCGTGGTTGAAATTATAAACATGTGGAGATCGGATAGTTGGATTGAAGCGATGTATAGTGGGAAGGAATTAATCGATGGCGCTAAAACCGGAGGCCCTTCCTCTGGCATCGATTTAAAAGCACGCTTTCATAGTTATAATAACTTATTTACATGCCCATAGAAGTAAAAGTTGCTGAAACAGTTACTTTTACCTCACCAATTAAACCTATCTTTAAAGTTCTTAATATCGTAGTCAAGGTTCTTGCTTACGTCCCCCAGGGTCCAACCTTTCATAACGGTGGATATGGCAAAAAATAAGAACGCACATGTGCCGAAACGGCAAAACAAGGGGAAAGCGAAGGCTATTCACCCTCCCCAAACGCAAGCGCGAAAGAAGCGTAAGCGTAAGAACAAGAACAAGGACCATAATGGTCGTTATTCCCGAGCTGGTGGCGTGTTACACGCTTCATCTGGAAAGGGTAAATATCAAATTGTTCATGTTCCGTACCGTGAGGAGTGTTTGGGACCGCTCACGTCTAGTGGGACGGCAAACGCTTTCTCGGTACAATCCTTTGTTTTAAACATAGGAAACTCAACTTCCTTTCCGCTAGGGTCTATTCAGGCCCCGCTTTATCAAAGGCATCGTTTTAAACGATTGCGGTATCGAATTGAGACTACCAGTGGCATGGCCATTGGTAGTACCTCCACAGCACTAGGTTCAACTTTATTGAATTGCGACTATAATGTCGTTGATTCAGTTTTCGCGAATCAGATTGCTATGGAGGATTATGGCAAAAACGGGGTCAAAAAGGCTTGCAAAGAGGCAGTTATTTATAAAAATAACTTCTTTGAAGTTGATTGTTCTAAATGGAACAATCTTGAACCCGATCAGTGGTTGTTTGTTCAGCCTGGAACAACAGGCACCACTGTCACTCCCATCGCCAACACCAGTGTTCATGAGTATGCGCATGGTTTGATGCAAATAGCATCTTATGGATTGCAAGGTACCAGTCAAGTTATTGGTCGAATCTTTGTTGGTTATGAGAGTGAATTTTGTCTTAATGCCACCCCTCAAGGTGGCATTAGTGCTGTTAGTGCTCACTTAAGTGAGAAGGCAGCAGGTACTGGAGCGGCGGCTACGCCCTTCGGTACTAGTGGGGGTGTTTTACGTGCGGGTAGTACGTTAACATCTGTTTCCACAAACACGACATTTACCATCCCTAAGGCTGGTATTTATGCCGTGACGACTATTGCAATTGGCTCAGCCACAGTAGTCGCAACCCTTACCCCTGGGGCAAACATTACCACAACGACTAATGTCGTTGATGATGACGGTTTCTCTGCTGCGAG